CCAAGTCATTTATAACTCCTTTCCTCATACGCCCAGCTAGTATCTCCAATCTCCCCGCACGGTCTTATTGACGTTGCCGCTCTAGTTTGATTGAAACTAACATCTCTGGGTTTCACGACACCGATATTTCACGGGCGAATATATTCACCAGAGATCGTGTTTTCAGGTGGCCTGCCCTCCACACGGACGTATGAGGAAAAGAGTCATAGGGTTTGTAGTAATAGGTCTGCTAGAATGACTCCAACAATACCACCAGCAAAACCCCAAGCCGCTATACCGAGTTCTTGTGATACAGATTTAACATCGGTTAACATCTGTGAAATAACTGTAGCACAAACCCCGCCCAGTATAAATCCTACGAAAATTACAAATCCTTCCATTTTGTCTCCTTCACGAAAAGTAGTCATCTACTAAAACCTCGAAGCACTCATAGAGATAATCCATTGAATAGAAATCTCTAAGATCTAAGCAAAGATCTGCATCTACGAAGTTCCAATTTAGACCACCTGATGAGTTAATGTTTTCTGGGTTAGTAGTCGCTTTATTGAAAGCTTCGATTACGTCCAGTTTGATAGCTGATCCATTAGGTAGTAGCATTTGGTATCTCCTTTGTTATACTATTAATATAATGTATTTCAAATCATTTGTAAACCCCCTAAATGCATTTTTTTTCATTTTTTTCGATTTTTTTTCTCATATAAATATGATAGAATAGATTAAACAAGGAACAGCGCATGCCCACTTTGAATCCCTCTATATCCGTAGATGTTAGTAATGTCACTAGCGTATCTGGGTTGAACAATATCAACTATTTACAGCCTACGTCCTTTCGGCTTACAATTGACCGTAAGAACTTTCCTAACCTAGAGTTCTTCGCTCAGACTGTGCTGCACCCTAATCTTAGTCTTAACCCAATCGAGGTACCATACAAAAGAATTGGATCAATACCATTTACAGGCGATAAACTAATCTATTCAGAACTAACCTGTATGATCATTGTGGATGAGAACTTAAATTCATATACTGAGATGTATAACTGGATGAACAGACTGGTAGAGATTAATGAGCGCCCACCTACTACAAGAAACGCAAACTTGCCTCCATCATATTCGGATATTACATTATCAATCCTATCAAGCCATAACAACACAGTAAGAAAAATTAAATATATAGATTGTCTACCAACTAACTTGGGAGATATGACTTTGGAATCTACGTTGAGCGATAATACATTTATCACGTTCCCCGCAACGTTTAGATTCTCCAGTTTTGAACTGACCTAAATAGTACTATACAATATGGAGTTATATTATGGATCTACAGAGTATCGTAGAGCAATGGCAGGAAGACTGTACAATTGACAATTCTAAACTAGCGGAGGTTTCCAGGGACACTCCGAAACTTCACGCTAAATACTTACAGCAGTTATCTTTAGCTAAACTACAGTTAAAGCGCGCGGAGGCCGCTCAAAAAGTGCTGCTGAAAGACAAATGGTTATATTACAATGGAAAGATGGACCAAGAAACTATAGAAGCAAAAGGATGGGATTATGACCCATTTAATGGTCTTAAAATTCTAAAAGGTGAAATGGATTATTATTACGACTCCGACCCAGACATACAAAAGTCTGAAGAAAAAATCCAATATTACAAAACCATAGTAGAAACATTGACTGAGATAGTCGACTCAATTAAATGGCGACATCAGACAATAGGTAATATTATTAGGTGGAAACAATTTGAAGCTGGTGGGTAATGGCCGATTTAAATCTTAGACTCTTAGACTACAGTATGCTGCACGTAGACTGTGAACCTGGTATTGCTAAAGAACTTTCAGAGTACTTTAGCTTCTATGTACCTGGATATAAGTTTATGCCGGCATATAAGAATAGAGTCTGGGATGGTAAGATTAGACTTTTTAATCACAATACTCAGGAGATCTCTGCAGGTCTCTATATCCAAATTCAAAAGTTTGCGTCTCAACGTAACTACACCGTCGCCATACTGGATAACCCCCGATATGGGTCGCCTGAAGATACGAACAAAATTTCCGAGTTTCGCCAATGGCTTGACATTGAAGAAAAAACATCCCTTCCCTTTTCGGCTCGCAACTACCAAGAAGAAGCGGTAAAAGTAGCACTAAGATCTTCCCGCGCAATTTTATTATCCCCTACAGGTTCTGGTAAATCATTTATTATTTATTTAATAATGAAATACTATATGACTATGACCTCAGAAAAAGGTAAGATTTTAATTATTGTTCCAACAACTTCTTTAGTCGAGCAAATGTATTCGGACTTTGAATCATATGGTATGCTGGTAAAAAACGCATGTCATAGGATCTATTCAGGTAAAGATAAATCGACGGATAAAAGGGTTATAATTTCTACATGGCAAAGCATATATAAATACCCTAAGAAATGGTTTGAACAGTTTGGTATGGTAATTGGGGATGAATGTCATGGATTTAAATCTAAGTCTTTATCCTCTATAATGAATAAAGCAACTGAGGCAAAATATAGGTTTGGTACCACAGGAACCTTGGACGGTACGCAAACACATAAATTAGTTCTAGAAGGATTATTCGGTCCTGTATATAAAGTAACAACAACAAAGAAATTACAGGACGAAGAAACATTAGCGCCCCTAGATATTAAAGTCCTTTTGTTGCAGTATTCCGAGGAGGTAAGAAAGGACTTTGGAAAAAGAACATATCAGGAAGAAATCGATTTCCTTATTGGAAACCCTGTTCGTAATAGGCTCATTCGTAATCTCGCTCTGGATGCTAAAGGAAATACTCTCGTCCTATTTAATCGTGTGGACGCTCATGGAAAGCCTCTCTATGAAATGATAAATAATAAGGCAGAGGAAGGTAGAAAGGTATTTTTCGTCTCTGGTGAGGTTGCAACAAGTGATAGAGAATCCATCCGTAAAATAGTGGAGAAACAAAAAGATGCGATCATCGTCGCTTCCTTGGGAACTTTCAGCACTGGTATTAACATTCGGAATTTGCATAATATTGTATTCGCTTCACCAAGCAAATCCCAAATCAAAGTTCTGCAGAGTATTGGACGTGGTCTTCGAATCTCAGACGATGGACGAGAAACCAAACTCTTCGATATTGCCGACGATTTGCACTGGAGGTCAAGAGAAAACTATACATTGGTCCACTCCGCCGAACGTGTGAAAATATACGAGAAAGAACAATTCAAGTATAAAATTATAAAGGTTGACATTAATGACTGATTTCAGACAATTTAAGCTATCGAATGGCGATGAGATTATTTGTGAAATTGTTCAGTGGCCTGAGGATAGCGAAGAAGAAATGATTATCCGAAAAGCTATGGAATTAAAATCACATGATGACGACGGCAGAGGTATAAGATATTATAATTTCAGACCTTGGGTAACTATGCAAGATGATACTGACGGATTTCTTTCTCTGAACTATGCACATATTTTAGCCGAGGTTATACCTAGTGATAGGATGCTGAAGCATTTTTTCGAGGCAGTAGAAAATGCGAATCTAACACCTGAAGAAATACAAGCTAAAGTAGATGAATATTTTCAAAAACTTCAGACAATGGTCGAAGAATCAGATAGCGATTTTTCCAACGTTATAGAATTTAATCCTGATAGAAATAAGTTACATTAACGAGGTATCTAATCCTTCCCGAAAATCCTTAGATTTATTATATCGGATTTTTTTATTTTGTAAACCCCCTTAATTTTAAAAAAAGTGGTTTACACCAATTTATTTCTATGATAAAATAGTATGAACATTAACAGGAATTTATTATGAGTAAAGCTAAAAAGAAAAATCCCCATTATGTAAATAATAAAGAATTTTCTCAGGCAGTTGTTGACTACTGTATTCTAGTGCGAGAATGTCAGGCCACGGATGACCCACCTCCTAAGGTCCCAGATTACATCGCCCGTTGCTTCCTACGTATTGCAGAGGGGTTATCCCATAAGTCTAACTTTATTGGTTATACGTATCGGGAAGAAATGGTAATGGATGCTGTAGAGAATTGTCTAAAAGCTATTGAGAACTACGATCCGGCAGTGGCAACACGTACTGGTAATCCAAATGCATTTGCATACTTTACTCAAATCTCTTGGTTCGCTTTTCTACGTAGGATTGCTAATGAAAAGAAACAACAGGACATAAAACTAAAATATCTTTCCCAATCCGGATTAAACGAATATGCTCTACACGGTCAAGAGGATGTGGCTAATGATATTCTAAACAGCTTTATCGACCAATTAAAAAATAGAATCGATAAGGTGAAAGAGAAAGACCAAGACTTTAAAACATATGCTTTGGAAGAAAAACGTAAAAAACGGATATTTAAAGTAGATTCCGATTTATCTAGGTTTATGGAAGATGATTAATGAAACTGGCAATACTAAATGA